GATGTAGGCGATGGCGTGCCAGCCCTCGCTGTCCATGGCGCCCCACTTGTAGCCGATGCGCAGGGCCTCGCCGAGGCGGCTGATCTTGCCCTCGAGCAGCAGGCGCTCGATCTCGCGGTTCATTTTGGCCGCGATCTCGTCACGTCCGGGTGTGTCGTACAGCGACCAGTCGTCGGCGGTGAGGTTGATCTCGGCACGTACCGAGATGCTGATTGGTTTGACTTTTTGTGTCATGTCAGTCTCCTATGATGGTTTTCAATTCGGCCTTGAGCGCCTTGGCGCGCTCGCCCTTGAACCCGCGGGCGTTGGCCAAGAAGTAGCGCACGACGCTGCGCGCGTCGTCGTACATGTACATGTCGTCGGGTCCCTGCAGCCGGGACATGGCGGCAAGATAGGGCTCGGCCCCGAAATAGACCTTGGGCCACTCGGCCCGGATCTCGCGCGCGACGGCGCTGATGGTGCGTGTTGTCATGGTGTGCTCCTGTTGTTGTTGTTGAAAGTGTACTGGAAGGCCCGCAGGGGCCTGCCGCTAGACTCTCAGTGCGGCCGGTCCAGCATCGACGACCGCACGCTTACTATCCACTGCTCCAGCACGCGCATGCCGTCTGCGCTGCACAGGGCGCGGCTCACGGCGCGCGCCATCTCGTCGTCCACCGCGTAGACCTTGGTGAACCGCACCGCGCGCCGCCCATCGGCGTGCTGTACATCGTTTTTTAATGCGTAAATCATGGTGTGCTCCTGTGTTGTATTGGTGGGAGAGGGCGGGCAGCTGACTCCCGAATCCGCCCCACTGCGGCGCGCGGAGGGTATTTGTCCGTCGCGTTGGTCCGCAGTGCAGGACTGCACTTTCCCTCTCCCGTTGATCACTCGGTAGACAGGCCGGCGGCGCTGTCTGCCTTGTACTGCTCGACGCTGTACCAGCCCTCGATCACGGTCGGGGGAGGGCTGCCGCATGTGTGCAGGTTGGCGTCGTGCTCTGCCCGGGCCTGCTTGCGTGCCTGCTGCTTTCTGTCCCACTCGCGGGCAAGCTTCAGCTGGTTGTTGAAGTACTGGTCGAAGATGTCGTTGACTGATTGCATGGTGTGCTCCTGTTGTGTTGTCATTCTACTGGTTTTTCGTGGGTACTTTTTTGCTGCTCGATCCGGGCCTCGGCCACCTTGCGCTGCGCCCAGTGGTAGCCGTGTGCCAGGGCCTCCATGTAGCTGCGGTGGGTGTAGTACCGGACGCTGCCTCGGCCGTGGGCCCGTGACTGGGCCGTGACCTTGCCATCGGGCCAGTAGGTGATGCGGTAGTGCATGCCCTCCGGGAGGCCGTCTGCCCTGACACTGGCCGACATCCCGCCATCGGGCCTGAATCGCTCGAAGAATTCGATCATGGTGTGCTCCTGTTATGTTGAAAGTGTACTGGGCAGCGCCGAACGCTGCCCGCTGCACTCTCAGGCAAACGACAGCAGCTTGGCGCGCTGTATGATCGTCTGCTTTTCGCCCTTGTATTCCTCGTGGCACTTGATCGTTGCCTTCAGCGTCACGGTATCGCCCTCGGCAGGGAAGCGGTCGTCGAGCAGCATGTTGCCGGTGGTTTTATACACCACGCGGTTGCCGTCGGCGTCGCGCATCAGGTACAGCAGCGCGGTGCTGGGGCTGTAGTATGAAAATTGCTTGACGGCCACCTCGATGATCTTATCGACGCGGAGCGTAAACTCGCGGCGCTCGGCTGGGACGCCAAGGTGCTTCGAGCGTGCGCGCTGCTCTTCGATCGCGGCGGCGCGCGCTGCCTTGCGCTCCGCCTGCGTGTCGATGGAGCGGCAGACCGCCTCGTACTGCTTTGGGGTTAGCTTGCCGTAATCGCGCAGCAGGGCGCAGGCCATCGACTCTAAAAATTTCGACGGCTCGTGGCCGCGCTCCGGCAGGTAGGACTCTAAAAAGTTTGCCACCTCTTCGGCGCGCTCGAAGGTGCGCTTGAAGGTGGTGAACGCGTTTCGCATGATGTTGCGCTTGATAGCGTCGGCGTAGGCGCTCTCGCTGTACATTGCCTGACCCATGGTGTGTGCTCCTGTGTTGTGGTTGGTATCTTACTGGTTTTTCGTGGGTACTTTGTAGATCGCGAAGACGCGCGACCCGGCGCGCGTGCCTGCCGTGTCGATGATCCTGCCATCGACGACGGCAAATGCGTGGCCCGCGATCAGGACCACGTGTCGGCCGTCTTGGAGGCCCCGCAGCGCGGTCTCCACGGTCATGCCCTGGCCGGGTGTGGTGTTGGTGAAGCTGCCCGCGAAACGTGCCCGGCCCGTGGACCCGTAGACCCCGACCAGCCGCAGGCCGGCCTCGATGTAGGCCTTGTGATAGGTCGCGAAAAGGGCGCCCTTGCGGAAGCGGCGCCCGTGTTTCGAGAGCAGGGCGTGCGCCTCGCCGTAGTCCCAGCCGGCTGCGTTGGCCAGGGCCCGGACGGTGCAGTCTCTGGCCTCGTTCATTCTTGATTGGCCCTGAGAGACGGGCCACAGCGTTTTGCGTGTCATGGTGTCTTGCTCCTGTTGTGTTGCACTGGACCCGCTCTCGCGGGTTTCGGCCATTGAGGCCTCGTCAGCAGTGCTGGATTATGCCGCAAGCTTGATCGGGATCACGCGCTGCGCCGTGTCGATCACGAATCCGCTGCCGTCGCGTTTTGCCTTGCCCTTAGCGTAGAGGGCCACGACGACTCCCTTGGGCTCGAGGTGGCGCACGTCGGAGTCGTCTCCGCCGATGCAGCGCATGCCCTGAAACGTCTCGGGAATCGACTCACGCGTGCGGAATACGACGGCGACGCGCATGCCGTTATCAATGGCCCGCTGCGCGTACTGGCGGAATGCCGCGACGCCGGAGTACGAGAACGTCAGATCGTAATTGGCCGGGATATCGCGCCGATTGTTCAGCTTGGTGTAGTCGTAAAACTGCACGTTCGGGAACAGCTCGAACAGCGTACGACCGCACGCAGCGCGGACCGTCTCCCACCGGATGTCGGACGTGCCGTTCAGCCGTACCAGTGGCGTCATGCCAAGCTTGGCAGCGCGACGGACCAATCGCGCGATGTCCTGCACCAGCAGTGACATAAAACCCGCGCGGTCCTCAAAAAAGAAATGCGTACGGTTTAGGCGCGCTGCCTGCACTGACGACATGGCGCCGCGGCCGGCGGTGAAGAGACACGCTGCCTTGCAGCCGGCTAGCTCGGCCGTCGCGCATACGTTGTGGCCGGATTGGTCGGCAGGGGCGAGATACAGAATGCCGGTCAGAAAGCCGAGGGTCTGGCCCTTGACGGTCTTGGCGTTGGTGTCGATCGACAGCAGGGTCTTGGGTTTTTTGTGCATGGTGTGGATCTCCTGTGGTTATTGTGTCCAGTGTACTGGTTTTTCGTGGGTACTTTTATGGGCGCGCCACGCCAGCACGTTGTGCTGTGCAACACGCTAGCCCTCCACTCTGCCCTCGTGCGCGCGAATGCCTCTGTGGCCTCATTACAGGCCCGCCACGCCGTCGACGCGCCCTCCCCTACCCCGGCCCCTACCCGGCTGTGGATAACGGCACCACGGCGATTTCCCACATTGCGAAATTTCCAGCCCTCGCCGCGCCACTCTGGCACGGTTCTTGCTAGGCAATATGCGTGCCATGGCATGCTGGCACGATTCTTGCATAGTAGTGAGCGCACACTAACTTATGCTGCGGTGCAATATGATAGTGAGCGCACACTGACCAGCTTGTTGCGCCGCAGCATGTTAGTGAGCGCACACTGGGGGGCTGGCAACGTGTTAGTGAGTACTTACTGGGGCTGGTGCAGTGCGGCAATATGTTGCACCGCAACATGTTAGTGAGCGCTCACTGGGGCGTTGTGCATTGCAGCAAAATGGTGCGGTGCAGCATAGGCAACCCGGTGCTTTGCTGCGACGCAGCACCCCTTTCGGGTCCCGTCGGTCGGGTGGGCGGTGGCCCCGCCTCAGACCAAAAGCTGCTCAATTCCAGATTTTTTCGCTCGGGACTTGAAAATTTTTTATATTTTTTCATAATGTGAAAAGTATAGAGAAAGTTGCGTAAACGCCACACTTCTAAATGAGAATCGTTCTTATTTGTCAGGGGTTGCGGGGGTTGTGCGGGGGTCCGTATAGAGAATTTGTATAGAGAAAAAAACCCGCTAAGTCATTGATTTTATTGAATAGTTGACATAATTCTGTCAGGGGTAGTAGGGGTAGTAGGGGTCTAAACGACTTTTTTTATTTTTAAATGAAAAAATGAAAAACAAATTACTGGACCGACCTGGATTAGACCCCCGCTACCCCCGCTACCCCTGACAAATGTACGGACAAGTTGACCCTGGATTGAAGTGGCAAACTGGCCGCAACTTGCCTGGTTGCCGGTCAATGGGGCAGATGTCTAGAGAAAGCTGTATTGGTAGTATAGAGATGAAAAGACACAACCCAAACACCAAGACACCCTTCAGGCGCGGCGACGTACGCCACGATGGCTACGTCTTCTTTGCCTACACCAACAAGAGAAAGGCTGACGGCCACTTTGTTGAGATCTGGCTCAGCCCGCAGGCATCAGATAAGGCCACGGCAAACGACCGAGCCAGGAAGAGGCTAAAGGCCCGTGGCAATCGACGCCAAGACGCCGCTGCCAACGCCTGACGGATGGACGGCGGCCTCAGACATACGGCCAGGAGACCTTGTGTTCTGCTCAGACGGTGGGACTCAGAGGGTCCTGTCGGTGCAGAGCCACATCCCATCGGTTTGCTACAGGGTGGAGCTAAGCGGGGGCCTTTCGATCGTGGGCGACCACAACCTGACGTTCTCCCTGCAGTGCCGAAAGTGGAGGAACCGCCTGCAGATGTGGATACGAAACCAGAGCTCCAAGTTCGCCAAGAAAAGGCTGCGAAGGCCCCTGGCCGTAAAAAGCGTGGCTCAGATGCTCGATGAGGGCCTGGACGACAACCGAAACAGAAAAAAGTGGGCACTTACTAACATCGAGCCGCTTAGGTACCCACACGTCGACCTTCCCGTTCCGCCGTACGTCCTGGGTGTATGGCTCGGGTCACTGACAAAGTCTGGCAGGCACTGGGTAAGGGGCAAGGACATGGAGCAAATATCCAAGAAATGCCGACGGCATGGGTTTTTCATAACACAAAACCGAGGAGAGTTCTTCTTCCGTCCCAGCGTGCGGGAGTCTTTTACCTTCGCAGGCGCGTTCATACCGGACAAGATACCCACATCCTACCTGGAGAGCGACGTCGAGAGCCGCCAGATGCTGCTTGAGGGGCTTATAGACTCCGAGGATGCCAGGAAACAGGCACACGGAGATGAGTGCTACACGATACAGGACTCATGGCTATCGGCAAAACGCAAGCAGCAGCTCCTGGAGAGCCTCGGACACACCACATCCCTGACAAAAAGGGGCGACAGGGCACGTTTTGCGCTTAATTTTTGCAAAATACTGACCCCGGCACCTAAAAATCGTCGCCAAATCGTGAAAATTGACAAAATTAAGCCCAGACAGTGCGTACACATCGTGACAGAGCACGATTTTGTCGCCGCGGAGGGCTTTTTAAGCATAAAGATGTGAAAAATGTTGAATAAGGCACAAGAAAAGGTCCTCGCGGACTTCGCAAAGAACAACCGGCACTGGCCGAAGCACCAGCTCGACGCCGCACTGTGGCAGGTGAGGTGGGAGCTGGAGGCACTTGCGCATCAACAGGAGCCGGAGGACGGCGAGTACGATACATTTTTGATGCTCGCCGGCCGGGGATCGGGAAAGACACACACCGCGAGCCACTGGATCGGTATACGTGCATGGAAGTACCCCGAGACGAGGTGGCTTGTCACGGCACCGACATCGAACGACATACGAGCGACGTGTTTTGAGGGAGACTCGGGCCTTCTTAACATCATCCCCCAGTCGCTGATACAGGACTACAACAAGTCACTGTTTGAGATCACGTTGGTCAACGGCTCGATCATACAGGGCATACCCGGATCGGAGCCGGAGCGCTACCGAGGCAAGCAGTACCACGGTGCCTGGTTCGACGAGCTGTGCGCGTTTGAGTACATCGACGACGCATACGACCAGGTACAGTTCACGCTGCGATTGAGGCACCCCGACATCGAGCGCGTGCAGCAGATCATCACCACCACACCCAAGCCCAAGGAGCTGATCGTGGACCTGGCCGAGGGAAAGGTCGGCGGGGATGTATACATGGTCAACGCCAGCTCCTACGACAACCGACAGAACCTGTCGGCGACGTTCTTCAAGCAGCTCGAGACCTACGAGGGCACCGACCTAGGAAAGCAGGAGATCTATGGCGAGATACTAAACCCCGAGGATGCCGGTATCGTAAAACGGAAGTGGTTCCGGATGTGGCCGGCCAAAAAGGAGACACCGACCTTGGAGTACGTCATCGCATCCTACGACCCGGCCACATCGGAGAAGACTCACAACGACCCAACCGCGTGCGAGGTATGGGGGATCTTTGAGCAGCAGGATGTCGGGACGTGTGTCATGCTCTTGGATGCCTGGGATGGCCACCTCTCATACCCCGAGCTGCGAAAGAAGGTAATCAGCGACTTTAAGGAGGTAGTGTACGGATCGGACAACACGTTCTCTAAGGGTAGAAAGGCAGACCTAATCCTGATGGAGGACAAATCGGCAGGTATATCGCTCATCCAGGAGCTTCAGATGGCCGGGGTGCCAGTCAGGGCATACAACCCTGGAAGGGCGGATAAGGTGCAGCGTATCAACATCGTCGCGCCACTGATAGCCAAGGGAAAGGTCTACCTGCCGGAGGATCCCAAGAAGCCGGGAGAGTTTGCCGAGTGGGCCAAGCGGTTCCTGCGACAGGTATGCTCATTCCCCGAGTCCGGCGGACACGACGACTATGTCGACAGCCTATCCCAAGCGCTTCGGGTCCTGAGAGACTCCGGGTGGCTACAGCTTGACCCTCTCCCGCCGCGCGACTACCAGTACGCCGACGACAAGAGGCAGCGAGTCAACCCATACGCCCAGTAGGCCCGGTCTATGCCTTTTTGTGTATGAGTTGGGATAGGGAGACACAAACAACAATGAACCCCATCAAGTCACCACGCGAGATGCTATTCGAGATGGCAGGCATTCCCTCCTTTGCGGGTGGGAGCCAGGTGCCGAAGATTGGCGCCGAGATGTACAAGCTCGTCACCAACGCCATCGAGCGGTATATGAAAGCCTACGGAAAACCGCCACCACCCGAGGATGTGAAGGCATTGCGTGCCCACGTAGAGCAGATTTCTAAGAAGAGCGAGATCAAGAGCGATCCCGCGACGCAGGCACGCGCGCGTCACCAGATGGCGACAGACCCCAACCTGATCAACCCAGAGGGGCCGGACCCCTTCCTGACCAAGGCCGTAACAGGCCGCACCGTGAAGAGCACGTACCTGAAGCCCAAGGTGCAGGACATCAACGACCCCAACGTCCGTGCCAACATCGAGACAAAGCAGGCCGCGGGCGAGCTGGAGGAGGTGCTGCCTGAGTCGATCACGCCAAGCGCGGACTACATGGGACGAATGGGTGCCGCGATCGAGAACGCGACACTCGCCGCTGGCAAGACGCCGTTGATCGACAAGCTGAAGCTAGAATTTTTTAGAAAAAATAAAAGATACCCTACCGACGAGGAGCTGGATATCATCATCGCCGAGTTTAACCCGGCACGGCACCAGTACGGAGAAAAGGGCGCTGCAATTGTTGCAGAGAGACCCCCAACCGCCAAAGGAATGTCGGAGTGGAGGCAGCAGGCCAGAACAGAAGGCCTGCCAGAGTCTGCCTTGGAAAAACCGCCCGCGGACTACCCGCAGCACCTGCTGGATGCTCTTAACCTATCCCGTGGCGTGCAGCCCGGCACGAAGCCGCTGTCAAGCCAGCGCATCAACCCCGACCGTTCATACGCCGACGGAAGAAATGTCGCTCCTATGACACCGAGAGAGATGCAAGCCATGATGGTCGCCTACGGAAGAAACCCAAGATCGTTTGAGGACATCGCATCACGAGCGACACCCGCCGCGGCAAAGCCATCTGCACTTAAAAGGGCTGGAAAAAGAGCGATGCAGGGCATTGGTTTTGCGTCCGTCCCGTTCAGTGCCATGGCCATGGAAGACTACAGAAAGCAGGGAGATCTACCTGGCGAGATTTTGTCAGGCATTGAGACCGCGGCAAACGCCGCCGCGATGTTCCCGCCACTTAGCGCACCCGCCTCCGTGGTAGGGTTAGGCGCGATGGGCGCAAACATGGCACGTGAGTACATGAGACCCGAATACAGATCCGTAATGGAAGATTACAAATAATGCCACAACAACC